TGTTTAGGCCACGGTTAGCCCACTCAATGGTCATTAGGTTCATGGAACGACGAGCTGTACGCAAGTCGTATCCACTTCGCATCTCACGGCCAGCGCGCTCCCACGCCTCCTCGGCAAGCTCCGAGAAGTCCATGTTAAATACGGAAGAACCTGTAGTACTCATCTTTTATTTCTTCGCGGTTTTAGCAGAGTTAATGAATGCCTGCGCTGTAGGAGCACCCTTGCTGCCAACTTTACGCATCTTCTCGCCGGAACCCTTGGCAATACGTTTTTTCTTGGCATTGATGTTGGCATACAAACCAACCTTGCCGCCTTCAGCGTATTGCGTAAAGTCAGTGTCATCCCTACGGGCTTTTTTAACTCCCGTAGGCATTTTGCTGGCGTTAATAGCGCCCATGCCACGGCTAGGTCGCATTTAACACATCTTTCCACGGGTTTTACCCCGTTGAGCAATACCATCAGCGCGCTTAGATGCAGAACCCACTTTGCCGCCTTTGTTAAAGGTCATATCAGATACTTCATCACTTTCGTAATTAGTATTTGTTCCGGGTTTTGTAACTTCTGTTAAAGGCTTGGGTTCGCGGCGTGGTTTGTATTCGCCAAACTTAGTGCCTTCTGGAGCTTTACGAGTCAAGCCACGTTCTTTGTTTAGAAAATCACGCAAGCTAAGACCAGAGTCTTCCAGTTCTTTTTTACTAACAATACGTCCTTGTGCCATGATGGGCTCCTTAACAATATCCGCCAGATTTCATTTTGACTTGTTTAGCTTTAGTCTTGCCTTTTTTAGCAATACCGTCAGCTGAACGAACAAAGCCACCGCCAGCCATTTTTTTGACTTTCCCGCCTTTGTTCATCATGCCCATGCCGCCACCCATAGATGTATCAGCCATAGGAGTAGGCCTTTTCATGCCATCCTTAGCCATGCTCATACCGGGCTTCATCATTGGTTTACCCATCTTAGTTGTAGCCATTTCACCACCTCGTTTAAAAGTTTTGCCTTTATCGGCCTTGCTGAACTCTTTCCCCACGGATTGGGGAACCCCTGCTTTCTTGGCAAACTCTGGATTGTGTGCCACAGCTTCCATGAAATTGTGTTGCTTCTTGCTCTTACTTGGCATTATCTTCCCGCTTGAATAAGCTGGTCAATCTTTGCTTCAAGGCGATTGAAGCGCTGGTCAATATGGTCAGTAATGCGTTGAATTTCTGTTTGAGTAACGTAATCACGGGCTACCTCCTCACGGGTTATGTTTAAAAGGCGCTCAACACGTTTAATGTCCTCGCCCATGTCTCTGACTTGGCCAAGCTTCTCCCGCATGAAGAAGCCAAATGCTCCCATCACAATGGATAAAACTGCTGACCAAATAAGGTGTGCATCCATTAGCATTTCCAAGCCCGCAGGCTTTTGTTAATCCTAGAGTTCGGGTCTTTCGCTGTTTTTGCGGATGTCAACTTCTTTTTCATCCCCTCCATGCGAGCGCAGAAAGAGTCTTTCCTTGATCCGCCTTCTGGTTGCGGCGGTTTCAAGTTCATCCCTTGCTTTTTCGCGGAGGCTCGGCCCTTGGCATTCAAGCCACCGCTGGGGTTCTTGCCTTCTTTGCGTTGCCATGCTGGTGACTTAGCCATTTACAACTTTCAATACCGGTGTGCAGTGCTCTTTTAGTAGCGGCTGCAGCACATCTTCCTCAAAGTTTCGTGTGAACTTTTCTTGTCCAACGTGAGGAAGACTGATTGATGGGTCAAGGAAAACCGTAAAACCATCTTCGGTTGCACGATCACAAAAAAGGTAATCTTCGCCGTAGTACTCACCGTTCACAATCTTTAGATCAAAGATGGCGTGATCTGTTCGGTTGTCTACATTATTGTCGTATGCCCACTCTGGGTGGTTTGCAATCATTGTCTCGATAACATGGCGTTGGATCATCATGAATCCTGTGCCAATACGCTTCACGCGAAGCAAGCCGTTCTTATCAAACTCAAGAGCGCCATTTTCATCAAGGTGATAGTCAAGGAAGAACTTGCGATCCATGCCACGGCGAGGATAGATACCAGCCGTAATGTCTTTGTCAAGACTCAGCGCAAATAACCGGAGTATTGCATCAGCTGTAACAACAACATCTGCATCAACAAACAGAAGTGTGTCTGCGTCAGATTTTAAAAAGTCAGCAACCAAGCAGTTGCGGGCTTTTGTAATAAGGGAGCACCCCGAGAGGTGCGTAAGATAAAGCTTAATCCCCAACGGCTGAACCTTAACGGCCAGATTGGACAACGCAAAAGCCGAATCAATGTTCAGCTTCCCGTCGTAAGCTGGGATCGCAACCATAAGTTTGCGCCCAACTAGATTAATGCTTTTCTCGGTATCAGCCATAGTAAACGTTGGCAGAAAGTAGATTGGACATACTCAAGTAGATACCGTTTTTAACCAGTATCCCTTCACCGGGAATTAACGCAAAATTACCAAACAAGTCAGAAGCGCCAGTGTCGTAACTAGCAACCCACAACGATGCGTACACAGCTGCTGTTCCGGCAGCAATAGTTCCAGAGTTAATGTCTGTCACTGTAAAAGTGTTTGCGGTTAAACGTGTAATTACATAGTTGCCGTTTGTGCCAGATGTTCCGCTTGCTGTTGCAAACGCAAGCCCAACTACATCTCCAGTAACTAGCCCGTGTGCGCTCTTGGTAACAGTGATAAGCGTAGCCGCTCTCTCGTATGTTGCTGAGACAGGTGCTGTGGCGGTGTCAAAAATGTCCAGTGTTCCAGCTGTAGCTGTTCCAACCATAGAAATGGCTTTTAGCCTATTTCTTCCCAAAACAACAAAACCAGAGTTGTTAAGGTGACCCGCTTTTACGTCTGTTTGCATACCCATAATCAATCTCCTTTAGAAACAGGGGCCAAGGCCCCTAAGATCAATTACTGTTGGTTTGCGGGTGGGTTAGCGTTACCGCTAGAGTCGCGCACAATGTATTGAACAGTAACAGTAATCGTACCGGCAGTAGCGTCAGCAGTGGCTGCGGTAAAAGTACCATAAACAATTGCATCAGTTGTGCCAATGCTGTCATAAAGACCTGAAGTGGCCGCTGCAATAGTTGCTGGAGAAGTTTGAACTGCTGAAGTGCCGGTATTGACAGAAGCCATATACAGGTTAGCCGTTCCAGCGCTACCAATAGTAACGCCACAGTTAGTCGCGCCAGTCAGGGCGACATTAACTTCAAGACCAAAAGAAATAATCTTAGCGCCAGCAGGAAGCACAAACATTTGTTGTGCAGCAGGAGTTGCCAAAATGACGGAAGTGGGGGCCGTATAAGTCTGGGCAACGATAGTTGCGCCCATATTACGGATGGTGCCAGCAGTAGTGCCGGTTGTGTTTTTGACAGTACCCAATAACCACGGGCCTAAGTGAGTTGCGAATCCCATGAGGATCTCCTTTATGCACAAGTCCCTGTACCATCTGTGCATCGTCCACTAGGCTGGCTGGTACAGGTATAAATTCCTAGACTTGTTTGAATATACACGATTAAATGAATATTCACAATGTTCTAAACAAAAAAAGGGGGCTTGTGACCCCCTTTCTTATTTGCCTATTAAGCGCCGGCAGAGCCGTACATGCCGAGAGGGTCAGACCAGCCGAAGCTGTAACGCTCGCGAGACTTGTAACGGACGTTACCAGTGTCAAAATCACCGTCCATAGACTGTGACAGGGGGGTACGCACAAAGTGCTTCATGCCGTTAGGAACGTCTGTGGTCAAGAACCAAGCGTTTGTGTCAGTCAAGAAGTGGTTTACAGCATATCCATCAGGGATAGAACCGTTGTTCTTCAATGCGTTGATATCGTTATCGGTAGTACCGACGCGCAACTCAGTCTCTAAGAGGCGAGTAGCAACGAACATCAATGATGGAGGAACGATCAGCTTCTTAGGCTTTGATGCGATCAACAGTCCACGCTCATCAGTCCACAAGGAGATCTGAATAACGGCGGCTTCCAAAGAAGTCTCGTTCAAATCAGCTGCGGTAGATGGGATGTTGCTGTTAACGCCACCAGTGATCAAGGGATGTGAAGCACTAAACAAAGGCACACCATCTCCACCGTAATAAGCGGCAGAATTAGTAAAACCATTATTCAATGTTGCAGCAGCCTTAACTTGCTTGGTGTAAGCCATAGCACGGGCCAATGCCTTGGTGTAGCGAGCAGACAAGCTGTCGTACAAGTTGTCTTCGATGGCCTCTTCGGTAAGCGAAAAACCCAAAGCGATGGTTTCGTGGTTGTAGCGAGCTGTCCATGCTTCTTGAGCATTGTCATAAGCGATGGCTGAACCCTCGTTCTTGACAGGAGCTGCTGAGAAACCAGACAGTTTTGTTTCCTCTTCAAAGCTACGCTCAGATGTCTCTGTTTCGTAGATCTCTTTGTGCTCTTCGCCATATTTGGCGTACTCAAGACCGAACAATGCATTAAGTCCGGGGAGCAACTCTTTAAGTAGTTGTGCGCGTGAAATTGCCATGATTTACTCCTTAAACACCAGTGGTGTTGTTATATTGGTGGGCGTTGATCTTCACCAACAACTCGCAGTAAACACCAGCAGCAGTTGCAGTCTGTTCAACAACGTCGATAACACGGATTGGTATAGTGG